TTCAAGGAGCATGACGGAAAGATTACCAACAGGAAAATTGCGGAGATTCTTGGAGAAAAAGAGAATACAATAAGCAATTGGAAATGTAAGGATAAATGGAATGTAGTACTACGAAAAAATGATTGTAGTACTACAATAAAAAATAAACGGAAACGGGGCGGTCAGCCGGGCAATCACAACGCCACTGGCCCGCCTGGAAATAAAAATGCGGAAAAGTTCGGTTTCTTCTCAAAGTATCTCCCGGAAGAAACCGTTTCCATCATCCAGGAAATGCCGACGGATCCGCTGGACATCCTGTGGGATCAGATCCAGATCTCCTATGCCGCCATCATCCGGGCGCAGCAGATCATGTACGTCAAGGATCGTACTGACAAGACCGTTGTTGAGAAGGTGGAGGAGAAAGACGGCAATGTGATCGGCGAGAAGTGGGAGGTACAGCAGGCCTGGGACAAGCAGGCGAACTTCCTGCAGGCGCAGGCAAGGGCAATGTCGGATCTTCGGGGCAGTATCCGGCAGTATGACGACCTGCTGCATAAGCGCTGGGATCTTGCCACGGACGAACAGAAGGCCAGGATTGAGCAGATGAAGGCCAACACGGACCGGTTAAGACGGGATTCCCCGGATGAGGAAGAGGATGGAGTTGAGATTGTAAATGATACAGAAAAAGAAAAAGCAGGTAAGGATATCGGAGATCATCATACCGAAGTACCAGAAGATATTCAATAATAAAGATATTAAACATATCATCTTGACATCTGGTCGTGCCGGGACGAAGTCCAGCTATGCGGCCATACGTGCGGATTACCAGATTCTGGCAGAGCCTCATGGATCCGTGGTTGTCTTGAGAAAGTACCATAACAAGCTGCGCAAGACCGTGTACAAGGAAATGCTGCGGGGGCTGAACCGGCTGAAGGTTCCGAAGTCGGCCTTCAAGATCACCAAATCGCCCATGGAGATCACTTACAAGAAGCATGGCACGACTATCTACTTTTCCGGCTCTGATGGTATTGATGACACGAAAGGTATCATTGATGAAGACAAGCCGATCAAGCTGGTCATCTTGGATGAGCTGACGGAGTTCTTCGATGATGGCGAGGGGGAGGACGAATTATCAAACATCGAGGCTACCTTTGTCCGTGGGAATAGCAGTGGGTTCCAGATGATCTACCTGTACAACCCGCCGAAGAATCCGAATGCCGAGATCAACCAGTGGTGCAAGAAGATGGAAAAGCGGGATGACTGCATCCACATCCACACCACTTACCAGGACGTGCCGGTGGAGTGGTTGGGTCAGGATTTGATTGATTCTGCTGAAGAGATGAAAGTATCAGACTTGAAAATGTACCGATGGGTTTGGTTGGGAGAAAGTACCGGTATTGACGATGCCGTTTACTACATGTTCAACCAGAGCCATATTGCAGAACCGAAATCCTGGCAGCGCTTCCCGATTATCGGTATAGGCGGTGACTATGGACAGCAGAATGCGACAACATTTCAGGCTGTAGGGCTGGATTTGGTGGGCAGACAATTAAAAGGCCTGGGCGAGTATTACCACAGCGGCCGGGAATCCGGGCATCAGAAAAGCCCATCGGAATACGCCCGGGATTTTGTTGAGTTTGCGGCCGTATTAGGGGTAAAGTATGGATCGGAAAATGTCCGTTTCTATTTGTTCCTGGATCCGTCAGCCCAGGGCTTGCAGGAAGAGATCAAACGTGCCTGCCGGATTGCACGGATCCCGGTCATCATCCGAAATGCTGAAAATGATGTGAAGCTGGGGATCAGCCGGGTACAGAAAACGCTGGCCTTTCATCTGATGAGCGTGTCATCCGGCCAGGAACGGGCCATTAACGAGTTCCAGACCTATGAGTATGACAAGGATTCCATTGAAAAGGGAAAAGAAGAGCCGGTGAAGATCGGGGATCATTGCATGGACGCCATCCGCTACCTGGTCATGGGCATGTGGACCAGGATCAAGCCGTGGCTTCCAGTGTCGGAAAGAGAGGATTGATTGTGGATATTTTTGCTTATTTCAGAAAGAAAGAGATCGACACGCTGGATCCCAGGTTTTACGGGCAGATCAAAGTGTGGCGCAGCTGGTACAATTCCAACGTCCGGAAGTTCCACAAGTATAAAGTATACAGGGGGAACGGAACCTCGGTCAACTGTACCCGGTACGCCCTTGGGATGGCGAAACGGGTATGCGAAGACATGGCTGATCTGCTGCTGAACGAGCGTGTGACGATTACCATAGCAAATACGGCTACGGATGAATTTGTTAAGAAGGTGCTGGAGGCCAATACGTTTGAAGAACTGGGGAATGAGTACCAGGAGTGGAAAGCAGCGCTTGGCACCGTGGCGTATGTGGTACATATTAACGATTCCTTGATAGATGAAGACGGAAATATGAAAGGCGGCACGGTTGGGATCAATTACGTGGAAGCGGCCAATATTTTCCCGACATCCTGGCAGAACAAGGTAGTTACGGAATGCGTTTTCACATTTCACAAGACCCATAAGCGGAAGAAATATGTGCATTTTCAGTATCATAAGCTGGAAATTACGCCTGGTAAAGACCGCAGGCAGTATGTGATTGAAAACAGCGTGGTTGAAAACACTACGGGAGCCGGACGGGAACTGACGCCGGAACAATGGGAAGAAATCCCGGCGTTCGCTGGTCTTGTGGACCGGGTGGAAACGAGATCAGACCAGCCGCTGTTTGTCATTGACCGTCTTAACATTGTGAATAATGCAGATGAGGACAGCACAAATCCCATGGGCGTCTCCCTGTTTGCCAATGCGATTGACATCGTCAAGAAGATCGATTTGGAATATGACAGCTATGCTAATGAATTTTCATTAGGGCGTAAGAGAATCTTTGTGGCACCGGAATACCTGACCTATGAGAATGGCAACGCCGTGTTCGATCCGGATGATACCGTTTTCTATGAACTGCCGGAGGGTTACTTTAAGCAATCTGAATCAAAAGAGGCAATGCGGGAAGTGAACATGGAACTGCGGATTGAGGAACACAGCAAAGCATTGAATGACGACCTGAACTGGCTGTCTTTGAAATGCGGATTTGGAACTGACCGTTATAAGTTTGAAAATGGCGGGGTAAAGACGGCTACAGAGGTAATCAGTGAGAATTCCGATATGTACAGGTCACTGACGAAGCATGAACTGGTTCTTGAGCGGGTGCTGATCCAGCTGATCAGAACCATCATTCGGGCAGGAAATACCATAGGAGTCCCTGGTCTGGATGAAAATACGGATATCACGATTGCATTTGATGATTCCATTATTGAAGATAAGACAACAGAACGGCAGAGCGACCGCCAGGACGTGTCAATGGGAGCAATGGGTCTGGCAGAGTACCGAGCGAAATGGTACGGGGAGACGCCGGAGCAGGCGCAGAAGAACCTTCCGGAACAGGCCAGCGTAATGCCAGAGTAGGGAGGGGTGTTTATGAAGAAAAATAAAAGTGTTCCCGGGTATTTTGATTTTATACCTGTCAGCAAAGAAGAGTCAGAAAGAATAAGGGGACAGATCAAAGATGGAATTCCCCCTGATATGTTTGTGATAAGGGGAGGTAAAATTTGTTGCGGCGGAGCCGGTGGATCAAATGAACCGTGAGTATAAAGAGAAGCTGTCGAGGCAGATTGAAAAGAAATACCTGGATCTGGAAGAGCGGATCATGCAGGACATCATCCGAAGGATCCGAAAGACGGGAAAGATCACCAGTACTGCGGATTACCAGATTAACCGTCTGATTATTTTGGGGAATTCTTCTGAAGATGTTGAGCGGATGATTAAGGAAGCCCTTGGGGCAACTTACCCGGAAATGTTTGAACTGTATGATAAGGTAATTAACTGGGAATATGTCAGAAATAAAGATATTTATGAGCAGGTCAACCAGAAGTTCATACCATATGAAGAGAATGTCCAGCTTCAGCAGCTTACAGAAGGGTACATCCGCCAGACACAGGGGGAACTTGAGAACATCACGCAGTCGCTTGGGTTCTGTCTGGATTATGGGAATGGCAGACGGGTACTGACGCCATTGTCACAGGTCTACCAGGGATATCTGGACGCCGCCATGATGGATCTTGTAAGCGGGGCATTTGATTATAACAGTGTCTTGAGAAAGGTTGTCACCCAGCTGACGAATAGCGGCCTGCGGACAATTGATTACGCTTCCGGCCGCAGCAACCGGGTAGAGGTGGCAGCAAGACGGGCGGTGATGACGGGGATTTCCCAGCTGACGGGACGTATCTCCGAAATGAATGCCGAGAAGCTGGGTACCGAGTATTTTGAAGTTGCCTGGCACGAAGGCGCAAGGCCGACACATGCAGAATGGCAGGGCAGGGTGTACTCAAAGGATGACCTGTACCATGTCTGCGGCCTTGGTACGGTGACAGGGCTTCTGGGAGCCAACTGCTATCATGAGTACTACCCGTTCTTTCCAGGCCTGTCTGAGCGTAACTGGTCGGATCAGTGGCTGGAAGAGATGGATCGGCAGGAAAATACGCCGAAGGAGTTCAACGGCAAAGAGTATACCCTGTATGAAGCGAAACAGCAGCAGCGCCGGATGGAGACGGCCATGCGTGCCCAGCGTGAGAAGGTGGATCTGCTGAAGAAGGGCGGTGCTGACCCGGATGAGGTCATGCTTGCAAGGTGCAAATACCAGGCCCAGCTGGATGAATATACAAGATTTTCCAAAAAAATGGGGCTTAGGCAGGAACGTGAGCGGATCTACATGGATATGCGTGGCAGGATTGCGCCTGGAAGGATTTCTATGAAACTTAGCGATACCACAGATAAATGGGCGAAAGCCGCAAGGGAAGAATTAAAAACGGATGAAAAGTATCTATTGAGGCGTAAAAATGAAACGGCAATTGTATATAATGCAGATGGAAAATATTTATTTACAAAGCGTGGAAATGAAAAAAGCGTCTCATTTACCCGCACAGATACAGCAAAGATGAAAAATGGGATTGTATCACACAATCATCCTTCAGGCGGATCATTTTCGATTGCTGATTGGAAAGTATTTAAAAATGCTGAGCTTCAAGAGCTCCGTGTAGTTACGGATAATGTGGTTTATTATTTGAGAAGGAATGAAAATGCTGGTAGGTTACAGATAAGCGATTCAGAACTGGAGAAAGAATTTTTAAAAGTACGAAAACAAGTGAAAAGAAAGTACCAAGAATTATATAAGTGTGGTAAAATAACCTTACAAGAACGATTTTTGTTAAGTTCAGATGAGTACAACAGATTATTCGCAGATATGTGCGGTGTGCTTTATGGAAAGGAGTTTCTTTGATGGCAAGTGAGAAGACAATAAAAATTTCAGAAATGCCATTCGGAAAAAAGTTTGAGGATTATCCGGAAGATACCGTTTTTGTATGGGATGAAGATGATGAAGATGATTTGGAAGATGAATTAGTAGATTAGTACCGAACATTCTATGGAGTGTGTGGTATTTTTATACCTATTTTTAGGAGGTGGATGGATTGATTGATGTGTACATTCATAAGAATGGTGAGCATTATAACCAATTTTATGCAATAGGTCATGCGGACTATGCGGAACGGGGGAAAGACATTGTCTGTGCCGCAGTATCTGCCTTAACGTTTACGCTGTATAATTCTCTTCAGGAATTATCTGACGTCCCGGTTATGGAGAAGCGGTATGTCGGGCAGGAAAATCCTGGTATTGTCATTCCATGTCCCAGCGATAAGACGGATGTTATGATCGGGCAGTACAAAATCGGGATCGAAGGAGTGCGGGAAGCATTCCCGGATTACGTGACATTACACCTTGAAACATAGGTGTTTTTATTATGTCCAAAACGTGAAGACATAAAAAGCTCGGGAATCTCGTTGAAACGGAGGAGAGAAAATGAGAAGAAAAAAATTTGATCTGCAGATCTTCACGGACGGCGGTGGAGATGGCGCCGGTAATGCGGGTGCAGGGACAAGTACAGCCGGGAATGGGAATGGCAGCCAGAATAATGCCGGGGGATCGCCTAGCGGCGCACCGCACAGTTACGAGCAGGCGGAGCAGATTGCCGAGGCAAGGGCTGACCGTGCCACCAAAGCCGCCCTTTCGGATTATTTCAAGCGGCAAGGAGTGAGTGAGGAGGAAGTCACGGCGGCGATTGCCGATTACAGGACGAAGAAGGCGGCCAGCCAGCCGAACGTATCCGCTGTCGAAAAGGAGCGGGACGAGGCGCTTGCAAAAGTGGCCGAGATGGAGAATACGAACTATCTTCGTGATAAGGGCGTAAAGGCTGATGATCTCGACTACGTTCTGTTCAAGGTCGGCAAGCAGGTCAATGACAAGACGGACTTCAAGAAAGCGGCGGATTCATTCCTGAAAGAAAATCCCCGGTTTACGGGTCAGGGGTACAAGGTGGTTTCCACCGGCAAACCGGACGGCGGATCCGGAACAAGCCAGACGGCACACGATTCAATCAATGCTTCCATCCGTTCAGCGTTTGGAAGGTAAAGAAGGGAGAACAAGGATATGAACAGAAATAGGAGAATTTTTGACTTACAGTTATTCACTGGAGGTACGTCCATTACCAGAAACGATGCGGAAGCACTGATCCCGGTACAGGAAAGCCATGAGATCATCCAGGGAGTGGTGGAGCAGTCCGCCGTCCTGCAGCGTGGCCGCAGGCTTGCGGACATGACGGCGGCCCAGTACCGGATGCCGGTGCTTGACATGCTGCCTATGGCATACTTTGTGAACGGGGAGGGTGGCACCGCAAGAAAAAAGCTGACTACCATGGCATGGGATAAGAAAGTCATTTATGCGGAGGAGATTGCGGTCATCGTGCCGATTTCCGAAGCCGTGCTGGATGACGCAGATTATGACATCTGGGGAGAGGTAAGGCCACGCCTGGTAGAGGCGTTTGGAAAGAAGATTGACGGAGCAATCCTGTTTGGGACGGACAAGCCCGCCACCTGGAGAAAGGATGTGGTCACCACGGCTGTGGATGCCGGCGCCTGTGTCAAACTGGGATCTGACCTGTATGATTCCATCCTGGGAGAAAACGGAGTGATCGCCAAGGTTGAGGAATGTGGGTACTTTGTCAACGGACATATGGCGGATATCACTATGCGGGCGAAACTGCGTGGGCTGAAGGATACTACCGGTCAGCCGGTGTTCCGGTCGGATATGCAGACGGGGACTAATTATACGCTGGACGGATCGCCGATGAACTTCCCACGTAACGGTGCATTTGATAAGTCCAGGGCTGCCATGATTTCCGGAGATTTTTCGCAGCTTGCCTACAGTATCCGGCAGGACATCACGTTCAAGCTGTTTGACCAGGGAGTGGTCCAGGATCCGTCATCTGGCGACATTCTGTACAATCTGATGCAGAATGACATGGTGGCCCTTCGTGCGGTCATGCGGTTAGGCTGGGAGATTCCGAACCCGATCAATTCCCTGGTCCAGGATAAGGAGAAACGCTGTCCGTTCTCAATCCTTACACTGACGGATCCGGTGAAATCCGCATACACCCAGGAGGAATTGGAAGCGATGACCGTTGATCAGATCAAGGCGGCTGCTGCAGCAAAGGGCTATACGATCACGAAGACCGTGAAAGCGGAGATCATTACCGAGTTCCTGGCGGCGCAGGGAGCGTGATTTTGATGTTTCCCTATGCGGACTATGAATTTTATGTAGAAAACGTGCATGGAAAGCTGGATAAGGATGTCTTTGAAAAGGAAGTCCTGGAGGCTTCCTTTTATCTGAAATATCTGACATTAGGAAAAAGCGACGCCACACAGCCGGATGAATTACGGTATGCTGTCTGTGCGATTGCTGAAATGTATGCGGAAGAAAAGGATCGTTTGACATCGGGAGCCGCCCGGAAAAAATCAGAAAATAATGACGGGTATTCGGTTACGTTTGTTGCGGAACTGAAGGACGGGGAATCACCGGAGGAACTTCTTGCAAGAAAAGCCGGCCGGATTGCGAGAAAATATCTGACCATGACCGGTCTTTTAAACAGAAAGGTGGGGTGCGCACATGATCACCAATGCGGATATCACCCTTTATAACCACAGGACAAACAAGGATACCCGGCTGGACGAATGGTACAGGACTGTTCTGGAAGGCGTGCATTTTTATGTGGACCATAAGGTGGAGGTCGGCGACAAGGGGCTGAATGGCGCCGATGTCTTCAAGATCCGGATTCCGGAAACGGCGGGCTGCCAGAAAAGCTACGTCCCGGAAAGTGAATTCCTCTCCCTGGAAGGGGAGCCGGAAAGCTGGACGCTGCGGAAAGGCGACGTGATCGTCCGGGGAATCTGCGGACTTGAAATCGAAAAGCCCGCTGACCTGGCAGGCCGTGGCGTGCAGTATTGTACCGTCACGTCCTGGTCAGACAACCGTTTTGGCGGTCTCCCGCATTGGAGGGTAGGAGGCGTGTAAATGGCACAGAAAAGGAATATCGTTGTGGCGACTCCCAGGGGATTTGTTTACACAATCGCAACCCCGAACGGCAGCGTTACTGCAAGGCTGAAGTGGGCGCCGGATTTTGCGCCCAAGAAAAAGGCGGCATTCACCCGTGCCCAGGAATTCGTTGACTCGGAATGCCTGCGGTACATGAATCCAATGACGCCACGTCTGACTGGCGCAATGGTAAAGTCGGCCACGCTTGGGACCGTCATCGGAAGCGGGGAAATCCAGTATCTGGTGCCATATGCAAGGCGGCAGTATTATGAGCATAAGGAAAAGGCAAGGTGGTTTGAACGGATGAAGGCCACCAGGAAAGAGCCGATCTTAAAGGGGGCGATGCGGATTGCGGGCGGTTAAGCCGATTATAGAAAGTATCCGGGACTATATTCTGACCTGTGATTTTCTGGGGGACGGGAAGGTGAACATTGATTACCTTCCCGATGAAATGGCCTATTCCATAGACCCGATCGGAGGGGATCCGGTCTATAAGAAATATGCGGATGGGGGATGTCTGAAGCAGTTCCAGTTCGCCTTGACATCCAAAGAGGCGTATGACGGGGACGCAAGGACGGGGATTGCGAACAGTGGATTCTATCAGTTTTTTGAAGAATGGATAGAGGAGAACAACATGCTGGACATTTACCCGGAACTGGAAGGGCATACGCCGGTCCGGGTAGAAGTCATGCAGAGTGGGTACTTGTTTTCGACAGAAGAAGATCTGGGAAGGTATCAGATTATCTGCAGGCTGATTTATGAATAACAGAAAGGAAGATGAATGATGGCGAATGAAACGGCAAGGAAACTGGTGGGGCGGCACAAGAGGTTGTCCTTTATGAAGACAGACGGCAATACTTATACCCGGATGTCTGAATTTACATCCCTGTCCGAGGCCAAGGAGTCAAAGGAATACTCCAGGCAGTATGTGGACGAGCCTACGGAGAGGTCGGACGTGGTCGGGTATGCCACCGGCGTTAGTTACGAGTTTGACCGGCACACGGACACCCCGGTGCACGCAAGGCTGGCCGAGATCTCGGACGATGAGATCGTAGGGACTGAGGCACAGGTGGAAATCGTCACGGTGGATCTGTTTGAGACAAACCAGGACGGATCCTGCAAGGCACGGAAGCGGGTCTACAGCGTGATCCCGGATTCCTCGGGTGACGGAACGGATGCCCTGATCTATTCCGGTACCCTGAAGGCGGCGGGGGAGATCATCAAAGGGTCTGCGGCCAGTGCGGACAAATGGAAAACCTGTGAATTCACGGAAGAGAGTAATGGGGTGACGGAATAGGGAGTGCGGGGACTGTCTGGAAAGCAGGCAGTCCCTTTTCAGATTGGAGGATAAGAGCCTATGAGCCTTTTTAGATATGGGGAATTTGAAATAGAACTGGATTTTACGGACGTGGATACGCTGGAATCCATTGAGGACGCATATGAAAAACTGCAGGAGGATGTAAAGAACCTGCCGAAAACCGGGCGTACATCAGAGATCATTAAGGCGCAGATTGCGGTTTATGATAAGTTCTTTGATTCATTCATGGGGGATGGGGCCAGCGACAGGATGTTCCCGTCAAACAGCCTGGAGCTGAGGATTGACGCCTCAGAAAAACTGGCGGATTTCCGGTTTAAGGAAGATGAACGGTTTTATGGACGGATCGAGAAATACCAGGTGAATAAGCCGGGAAACCGGGAGCAGAGAAGGAACGTCCA